AATTTTATGAGCATGTGATCGACTTGATTTCCTAATTTTTGCCACACTCGCTTTCGCTGTTGCGACATTCTTAAAACCAAGTCCATGAATAGTTCCTTTAGGATCTTCATCTGTATATAAGTCAGAATGTTTTTTAGATTTAGCAGGTTGTCCTTTCTTACGAGGAATACGAGGATTTGATGCTTCACCTAATGACTTCTTTTTCTTGCCATCACAATGTGCTTTCTGACTAAACCCTTTTGGATTATCACAGTCAATTGACTTTTTGTATTTGTCAGACCACCCTTCTTTCACAAGAAAACCATCATCACGAACCGTAAATCCTTTAGGAATCGGTTTGCACTTTTGGTCTGTATTGCAGTAGTAAAATCCTTTTTTGCAGGACTTCTTTCCCATTATAACTATTCAGAGTTATTACTATTTAGTATTCCATCTTTTAACATTTTTGAGAGTTCGCTTGTTGAACCTACAAATAATGCGTTATTCGTAACTGTATTTTGAGTTTTAGGATTATCTTCATCTATCTCTTTAACTTTTTTCTGTAAATCCATCAACTTATCCGTACTATCTGCAACTGATTTGATAAGTTGTCCTGCAACTTCATATGCTCTTGGACTTGCAGTTTCACCTGCTACTTCCATAATACCATTAATTGCTTCTTGTCCTTTTTCGATTAATGAATATAAATTACCTCTCGTATAATCATAATCCTTACTTACATCATCTGTAAGTTTCTGAATTTGTTCTTTCCTTTTCTGTTCCTTAACAATTTCAGTTGACTCAACAGGATCAGTGTTGAAAGTATCGTTTAATGAATCATATGAGTTTTTCATGATTAGATATCTACACCCCTATTTGGAGCAAAATCTTTTGCATCACCGAAGAACGTGCTTGTTTCAGTGAAACCGAAGTCATCACCTGGTTCGATAAATGGTTCGTCTTTAGTATCTATAACATTATCTTCGTTATAATCCTTTTTCGCTTTAGGAACAACAGTATATCTTTGTACTCTCTTTGCAGTTTGTGTATTGGTATCTGTGTAGTAATCCAATTGAACCTTGCGAATAAGTCCCTCTGGAGATTTTGCAATATGACCGAACATAAAGGTCTTTGCAGTAAATGATAATGTGTATATTAATGCTCTTCTCGTTGAAAAATCTCCTTCATAATCATCTTGTTGAGAAATATTATTCAATATCATTGGAACATCTCTTTTTTCACCAATAGATTTTACCAAATCAATTGATAAGGTGAAACCTGGTTGAAAGAAAGGTAATATCTGTTCCAATATTTGTAGTCCATCATCTTGTAATTTAACTAAAATATTTAACTCAAATCCTAAATTATATGGAACTGGCATAAAAACTTTTTTAAGTTTACCACCATCGTCAGTATCTGCTGCCTTAAATGTTTGTGTTATGCCTGCTTTTCTTGTTGCATCGTAAGAAATATTTGTTATCTCAAAAGACATTCTAGGTAATGTAATTTGAGTTGCTTTATTTAATTCTGGTTGTTGTTGTATTCTTGCTAAAAACTTTTGTCTTGGTCCGTATGCTACTGGAACTTTGATTTCTGAAATTACATTACCTACACCATCATCGTGTCTCACATGAATATCATTAAATAATGTACCAAATGCGATAACTGTTTTTCTAATTATTTCGTGATAAAAGTAATTTCCTAACATTAAAATGTACCAAATGGATTAGATTCCGTGAAATCGACAATAGCATCTGCTTCCGTCTCAAATATGTCACCTTCATTATATTTATCGGTGCTATCATCCTTATCGTATATAGAAACACTGAATAGTGCACCAGATGTAAGACCTTTAACATCCTCACCCTTGAAGAATCCTGTCGTTGTTGTACCAATACCAACATTACTAATTGATAGTATACCAGTATCGGCATCCCATTTCTTAACTCTTGCTTGTGTTCCTGAACGCATTCCCTGAACAATTTCGTTGAACTGATATGTTCCAACACCACTAATTGTTTCAGGGTTAGTAATAGTTACAGTGGGTAAAGCAGAGGTATATCCTATACCAGCATTTTGTACAAATATTGAGTTAACACGATTAAATCCATTACCAGCATCACCAATAGAAGCGATACCGATTGCACGGTCACTCGCAATACCAGCAGCAGGTGCAGAAACAGTAACAACTGGAGCAGTACCAAAACCAATACCATTATCAGTCATCACAAACCTAATGACACCATTAGACGCTGTATTAATTGAACAAGTTGCAGCAGCACCTGTTCCACCACCACCAGAAATAGTTATAATAGGTGGAGATGTATATTGTGCACCTGCATTAGTTAATAATATCTTCTCAATTGATGTTACATTTGCTCTAGTTGTTGTTATTGCCACTGCAGTTGCATTATCAAGAGGTAGTCCACTAGGGGATGTGCTAATCGCTACAGTTGGTGTTCCTGTAAACCCAGATCCATCATTATTCAAGAATATTTCACGAATATATCCAGAACCTAAAATTGGAGTCGCTTGTGCAGTTCTACCAACACCAACTAATTGAAGTGTGGCAATATATCCTTCATCTTGAACCTGAGTATCAATAATATCGAGGGATGTATCAATAACCTCATCTTCATATTCAAATAATTCACATTTTAATTTGTAGACATAAGTGCTTCCTAACTGATAAAAAGGATCTTCATGCTCAACAAATTTTATTTCAAATAATCTTTGTCCCAGTGGAAAGAAAACTAAATCACCCTCTCTTGGTCTTGATGCTAAATCAATATCATCTGATGCATCCATAAATGGTGCGATAAATTCCTCAAATCTTTCCTTTGATACAGTGAGTTCAACTTCATCTCTTAAACTCATTCCAAATTTAGTAAGTACATCACCAGCACCAGAATATCCATCATAAGAATTTACATACATCTCAACAGCAAAATTATCATCAAATTTTGATGCTGTAACTTCTTCTATAATCGTTGATTGATTTACAAATTTTCTTGGTATATAAGTTACTTCCTGACCATAAATTTTAAGATGTTCGTTGATAAGACTTTGAACTAATCTTTGCTCACCCCGTGAACCTTGTAAAAAGTAAGGATTTAATGCCATTGTTCATCACCCTATAAAGTCGAGAGGAGGCATCTCATAATCTTGTGTCATTCTTGATCTCAATTCTTCTAATTCCCTCACACCATCATCATATATCTCTCTACCATTTAATTCAATACCACCAGGTAATTTTGTTCCTCTAAACTTAATTAAATTCATACCCCATTGCTTCTTCATCAATGCTACAAAATATCTTTTTACAAATGGATCATTGTAAACTTGCTTATATTCTTCAGGATCTAGAGCTCTTAGACAATCTATTACTATGAAATTACCTACTGTTTCTGCTCCCCAATCGATGTCTAAGTATAATCTATCTTGTCTCTGGTTAAATCTTATTTGTTTTTCTGTTGTTAGTAAATGATCAATATCTTCTAAGTATGTCTTTGTCATTGCAAATTGCAATAAGTTGACAGAGTTGAAATAATATAGGTCATTTAAAAACAATTGATATTTGATACTAAACATTCCACCTGATATGGAACTTGAATCAAATTTAAATATACGATGAACTCCTAAAACATGATCTGGGACTGATAAGAAATTAGATGTTTCGTAAAAATTACTTGATACTGTAACATTAGAAGTTTGTATGCCTGTTGTTGTTACGATTCCAACACCATCAGTTCCTTTTGCAGTTCCTCTATCAATGTCATCTTGTGTAATTTTATATTTCAAGAAAACTCTTTCGATACCATTATAATGACGTTCTTGATATAACTGAAGAGTATCATCAAGAGCATCATGTATCTGGTCAGTATCAAGGTTAATCTCCAAAACAGGATAACCCAGTTTACGCAAACCGAAATTAATTAATTGTCCTCTACTTGTTGGTACTGCCATCGCTATCCATGTAATTTGCGAGTTGCTCTAAAAGTTCATTTTTTTCTTTCTGAAAATCATTTTTTAGAGTTTGGAGTTTTGCCTCCAAAAGAACGTTTTGATTTAATGCTGCTGCTAATTTTGTATGATATAAATTCACTAATACATTAACATCTACTTCACTGTTTTGTTGCATTTAAAAAGTTCCTCCATCTAGGGTTGAAGTCCAATGTGGTTTATTCACATAGACATTAGTTGCTGCACCTGGTACAGATGAGAGGTTTGCGATTGCACCACTTTGACCCTCTCTTCGTAAATTATTAGTTGTGTTAAATGTTCCTTCAACACCAATTAAATTAACAGAGTTTCCACCTGTTACTGCTGTTTCAACAACACCAAAGGCACCAGTAGTATCTTGTTTAACAATGTCACCAACTGCCACCGTTATAGCAGCACTTAATGAACTTAATGTAACTTTTGTAATCGCAGTTAATACTTGTTTTGATGTGATAACAGGTGTTTGTGGAGCGTTTGTAGATCTCTGTAGACCAGTATCGTCAAACCAAACTACACCACCTGAAGCAAAGTTACCTGACTGATAGTAGATACCTTTAATATCTAAGAAACCTTTTGTACCAGTGACTACACTTGCTGATATAGTTGCATCAGGAACATAAGTCCATCTACGACTATCATCACCGTGTGTGCCATGATTTCCTGTTCCAGCAGTGCTAGATGCAATTGAACTATCATCTAGTCCAAAGAAACCCTCTGTAGAGTTTGCAGTTCCAATTCCTGTATTATATGTAAATCCAAG